ACCTAATGTAACAGAAAACAGAGAGATGCGAGACGCTAATAATAAAAAAGAAAAAGTATTTCTTGGAATGTTAAGATCAGCAGACGAGAGATTAAAGAATACACTTAAACCCTCTATCAAAAATCAATTGGCATTTTATATTGCTGTTCGTGGTTGGTATGCAGGGAGAGCTTTATTAACAAAGCGAAAAGATGGTACTACTTATGTTGATATTTCTCCTTGGGATCCAATGCATACTTATTGGGGAATAGGGGCTGATGGGTTGGATTGGGCTTGTTATAAAATTCAAAAGGGGAGAGCAGAAATAGAGGAAGAATACGGAGTCAGGGTTGACGGAGAGGCAAGTGACAGAGAAGATGAGGATTCGTTATATGTTTATGATTATTATGATAAAGAAATAAATATTGTTGTAGTAGGGAATGGGCAGGTAGTAAAGAAAGCCACCCCTCACGGATCTCCTAATGTTCCTGTATTCATAGGACCTGTAGGGGCAACTCCTCCGGTACAGGCGTTATCAGAACATACCGAAATAGAAAATACAATAGAAGATTTTGGGGAATCTGTATTCAAATCTTCAAGAGATATATACGAAAAGAATAATCTTATGATGTCTATAATGTTAGAGCTTACTGCTCGTGCAAGAAGGCAGGGGTTGAAAATTAAATCGAGAGATGGAACCAAAACCCTTGACGAGGACCCTTATAAAGAGGGGACAGAAATTTCTCTTGCTCAGGGGGAAGATGTAGAACCATTGGGATTACTTGAAATGTCTAGAGAGACTCAGGGATTTATGGGAGTTCTTTCAGGTGATATGCAAAGAGGAACATTACCTCACAGTATATACGGAGATCTTCAGTTCCAATTATCAGGATTTGCAATTAACACATTAAGGCAGGGGATTGACAGTATCCTTCAACCAAGAATGGCAGCCCTTGAAGATTGTTATATGAAACTTTGTATGCTTTTATCCGATCAGTATATGTCAGGAAACTTCAGATCAATGGAGTTATCCGGAGTAGATATGAACAGAAATTATTTTGATGAGATCATTACTCCTGAAAGTATAGATATGGCTAAGGATATTCAGATAACATTTGTTGGTCAGCTTCCACAGGACGATATGTCCAAGATGAGCATGGCACAGATGGCAAGAGAAGGACCTAATCCATTACTCCCTGATATATTTATCAGGGATAAGATACTCGGATTACAGGATACCGATAGTATTGATAATGCTATAAAAGAACAGGAGGCAACTGAACTTTTACCTGAAGCTAAGTTGTTCACACTAATGCAGTCTGCAGAGGAACGGGGGAGAGATGACCTTGCACAACTGTACTTAGGTGAGCTATTATATATATTGAAACAAAAAATGATGATGAGGCAACAACAGGATATGCAAAGTCAGCAAATGGGTGCACAAGGGGGAGGAGGAGGACAAGCTCCTAACGGAGCAGGACCAACAGCAGACCCAAGGGTTATGCCCAATGCAGGAATGGGAACGCCACCTCCGGCTCCAACTCCACAGTCAGGTCCTTTAGTTCCTCCAAATAGCCCTAGACCAAACGCTAGGGGAATGGGACCATTATAATAGGAGATTGATATGGCAACTGAGGTACAGGTACGAAACGCTAAAATTCAAATCGAAGAAGAAGCTAAGGCAATATATGCAGAAAATCAACAGGGGCAGGGAGCTCCTATGTTTGATGAAATGGGGAGGTCTATTAGACCTGCTTTGATAACTTGGGAACAAGCTTTGGCACAGGCTAGAGCAAATAATCCTGAAGCTGCTGCAATGTCTGAGGAGACTGTTGATGTACTGTCAACTTGGGAACCAATTGGCGACATGACGTTAGCAGAACAGGCTAGGGAATTATCTAAAACATCAGGATTTAAAGCAGATTTAGCAGAACTTAGATTAAATCCAAAGGAATGGGTAAAGTCTTTAAGAAGTATAGACAGAATAACCAATCCTGACAATCTTGCATTTTATTGGGATAGCGATACTATGGAATTAGTAAAATTGCAACTTCCTAATATAGGGGATGATGAAATAATAAAACAAAGATTAAAAGCACAAGGTCTTTCTGATAACGATATCCAAAAAATGATTGATACAAAAGATGACCGATATGAAGCAGCTTTAGAAGGATCTTATGTAGGGGATATTTCACAAGTAAAAGACCCTGAAAATCCTACAACAGGAAAAACTATAACATACAGGTGGGATGGAAACAGTTGGCAACTTAGTTCATTTGAAGGAAAAGAAATCAATTCTGATCCTCTTGCAGTCAAGACTCCTCAGGGAGTAGATGCTTATACATATGACAGACTTGCCCCTAAAATTAAAGAGAAGGAAGCAGACTTACCAACTCACCCAACAGGAGGAGGGACAGAACTCCCTGCAGGGGTTGACCATCCTCCATCACCACCTACCCAAGGAACAGGAGCATACGATCCTAATTTAACTAGAGGAACAGGTGGGGGTCCTCTGTATGGTGACTCTTGGATGAATAGAGGAAACATTCCACCATCACAATTTACAGGTACAGGACGAGCAACTCAGGTAGGTCCTTGGGATCCGGGTGGGTTATTTGATCCGATATCAGTTACTAGTCCGGAAGACTATGCAAATTTATTAAAGTCTGCTAATTTACAGGGAATTTCCCCCACATTCAGAGAGCCTTTTAAAGATTATTTAGATAAAGCTCAATTAACTTATGGATTAATGCAACCTGCAACTGCATCACAATTAGGGGCAAGAGGAGGGGCAGGAGGGTTTTCACGATTTATTACAGGGCAACCTCAGTTAGCTAATCAGGAAGATTTATGGGGACAAGTGCAAGGTTATATGGGAGGATTTTCAGATTTAGACCCTAGAATACAGGGTCATCTAGCATCTGAATATGGAATAGGAGCTGAAGATATTGATGCTAGGCGAAGGAGGGGAGAGTTAGCAACACAGCTACAAGGCTATGATGTCAATCCTTTAATGAGAAGAAGTTATATGGATGTAATGGCTAGAAATTATTCAAGAGCCTCATTGCAAAATCAAATGTATAGAGATAACCCTTTGGCTTGGGCTTTAGAGCAAAGAACAGGATTTGTTTCTCCTCAGTTACAACAGATGGGATTTGGTGGAGCGTTGGCAGGACCACAATTTGATACTGCAGGAAATGTTATAACCCCTGCACAATCAGCTCAGGGAACTTCTGATTATTATCCTAATTATTGGGATATAGGGGGAGTCGGATAATATGAATATGGCTAATGATAGTTATTCTCCTTTTAGTGATTTCTTAGAATATCAGCCACAGGCTGCGTATTACAGTTCTCCAAGAGGAAAGACATTTGGAGAAGGGAGTCCTAATAAAAGCAGATACTTTCAAAATTCTTTTCAGGAATATTACAATCAATATCTTGGAGAACTTGGATCACAGTTAAGAGCAGGTCAGGCTCCAACAATGAGATTTCAGGACTACTTATCAACTGACCCGTTTACCGAAAGATATACAGCAATGACTCCTCAGTCAAGAGGAGAGTATTCTCAGGCATACAACCCTAGAACTAGATTTATATATTATTAAGGAGATGTAATGACAACTCCTAGACAGACATTTGAGGATTACAACCCTTACAGGTGGCGTAATAGATTTACTCCTCCTCCATCACAACCGGCTATTTCCCCATCACCTTTTGCGAAAATTCCCTACTATGCAGACCTTTTAAGGCAACGTACATTTGGAAAAGACCCTACACCACAGCAACTAGAAGATGTAAAAAAATGGACAGGGATTCCCCTTGCTGAGGAACAAGATAGAGGATTCCTTAGTTCTACTCAAACTTTTGGAGAAAAATTTGGAACTAAATTAGTTCCAAACATTCTTGATGTAGGACTATCTTTTCTTGAAGCAGGAGTTCCTGATGCAGAGATTTCAAAGTTTAATATAAAAAAATTAAGTACATATGAAAATCTTTTCCCACCGGTATACACTCCCCAAAAAGCTAAACCGGATTCCTACTTTGCAAAAATATTTCCCTCAGAATTAACAAGGAAAACTAGAGAGACAACTGCATTATTTGCAGGGGCTACTGAATTACAAAAATCTTTTGCTAGGAATACTGCATTAGGGGAATATTTAGCAACTACGGGAACATGGAGGGCTTTGCCTGACATACTTGATAGAGAGAGTTTATTAATTGCAGCAACTTGGGGATCCGGAGCATTACTTGGAGCAGGAAAGTTAGCAAAAATGGCTCCGAAATTTACAAAGAACGTATTTAAAAAAGTACCTGTCCCTAATACATTATATGGAGCAATATCTTCTAATGCTGCAAAGGTTGGGGGTAATAGCTTTATAAATAAAGCTACAGGTTTAGTATCAAAAGTAGGACCAAAGATACCAAAGATACCAAAAATAAA